GGTTGCATCTCTCTCTGCTTTGATCTTCTTGAGCTTCTCTACGAAAGCAGATTTCTCTTCAGGAGTAGCATCTTTAGGAGGAGGCTTAGGAATGTCTTCAGAGGGTTTGGTACTAGTAACATCTGGAGCAGCACCATGACCAAGTACAGCCATACCACGGGCAGTAGGCTTAGTGAAGCCACCAGTAATAACATCAGCAGCAATAGCTTTTGGATCAAGAATATCTTGACCTTGTACTGCACGAGTACCAGCACCTACACCAGCCATCACTCCCATACCTGTAAGAGCTTCTTTGGTAGTCCTAGCAAGTCCCGGTCTCATCCAAGGATTGATACCACCACCAGCTACTTCTGTAAGGAAAGCAGTGGTTGGATGTTGTGCTTCTTGCCTACGCTTAAGACCTGTGAGATCAGTTCCAAATACAGTATCCGCAAACTGTTCTAGGCTATTGATACCCATTGAGGTGAGTATGCCTCCCCCAACAGCACCAACAACACCAGCTACAGGCTTTGCAAAAGCTCCTACAAATGGAAGAACCGGGGGTGTAGCAGCAGAAGCAATACGAGCACCAGTAAGAGCACCGCGAGCAGCTAAAGCAGCTTCGGGGTAATGTGTGGCTATCGTACCTAGTATTGATGTATCTTCTTCCCCAACAGCAGGCTCACCAGATGAGCTAGTGCCTCCTAGAGGCCCAAAGAAAGAATCGGGATCAAAGTCCCCACTCTTAGGACTCTTCGACGGAGCAGCAGTTGGAAGCTTCCCAAAGTACGCATCTGGATCAAAGTCAGCCATTACACCTCCTAGTGATTACATCAAGCCAAGTCGTCTAGCCCGTTCTTTCTCTGCGGGAGTGGCTGTACCGTCTGCAAGTTTACTGAGAAGGTATTTCTTCTGAGCATCACCAGTAAATCCTTTAAGTGATTCACCCACACTCTTAACAGCACCAGATACAGCAGGTGCTATGGTCTTAGTTAAAGGACTACCCGTATCTTCTTCAGTAGGTGCTTTACCTGTAGGTCTTCCCTTGGTATCAACGTAAGGATTACTACTCCCACTAGTAGCCTTTGCAGGAACCGCCGCAGGCGTAGGAGCCGCGCTAGGCGCCGGGGTAGTGGTACCCCCACTACCACCAGCTTTCTCCTTCAAATACTTAACTGCGCGAGGGTCATTGGGGTTAGCTTTAGCCCAAGCAAGTGCCTTAGCTTCTTGTGCTGGGTCAGCACCCTTGTTACTAGTAACATCTGGTTTATCACTAACCTCGGAAGGAGGAGGAGGAGGAGGTGGATTAGAAACCTTTTCTATGTCATTCATAAGGCTGTCATAGTGAGTGCTTTTGTAATCACTCTCTGGCAATAGTTCTAGTTTGTCTAACTTCTCATTTAGGATTTTAAGAGTTAGTTGTCGTTGATTTTCAATAGCTTTATCCAAATTAGTTTTACTGCCACCAGTAAAGGGCACAGCAACCCCACCCAATCTAAGTGCAGGAAGTTCATCAGTAGCTCTTTTGACAGCAGCAGAAGCTGCATCCACTTCAGCTTTGTAGGACTTGTCTATACGATCTACTGACCTAGCATAAGAAATTGAAGCCCTAAGTTCTAAAGCCTTTTCTTTACTGCCCTCATCTCCAGTAGTTCTGTTTCCTCGTAATCTATCGTCAGTGAGTTGTGCTCTAAAGTTTCTGCCGTCTTCAAGTATGGCTTGTAGTAGTTCGTTATTCTCTGCCTTTTGTTGCTGAAGATGACCCTTAGCACTTAAGGCCAACTTGCTAAGGGCTAGAGACTTTTCATCTGGAGCCATCTTCTCAAAAGTATCTGGCCCGATTAGATCAACCATCTTTTTATACTCTTCAGGCTTCCTAGTCTTCATCTCATTGAAGAAGTTTTCTTTTTCTTCAGGAGTTTTGAGAGCCTTGAGAATGCCATCAACACCACCTAAGACTTGTGCCTGTACATCAAGTGCCTTTTGTTGGTCAGCAATTTTCTTGCCTTCAAGAGTTGCTGCTTCTTTACTTAAGGCTGCTCCTTGGTCGGCAAGTCCTGCCTCATACTTAAACGCAGCAGCTTTTTGAATCTTCTGCACATCGTCTGCTTTTTGTCCCTCTGGAGAGTTGTACCAAGCTTGGAGTTTGGCTGTAGATTCAGAGTCTTGTTTGTAGCCCACATTGGCGATCAAGTTGCCAAGACGAGTCTTCTCTACATTAGCTTGTTCTCGCTGTACTTTAAGTTGTGCTTCTTGAGCAGCAGCAGCATTGTTAGCTTGGTCATACTGAGCACCATAGACATTCTGTTGAAGTGTTCGTGCTGCTGAACTGCCAGCAGCAACATCTGTAGCTAGAAATGCAGCCATGTTATATTTCCTTTAGGGGCTGGGAGGGGGAGCGTACATACTTTCACCATATCCAGAGGGGCCAAATATTGCATTAACATCAGCAGAACCACCTTGTGCAGTAGTTCCCCCATAAGTACCCCAAGTAGGTGTTCCACCACTACTACCAAATAGCCCACTTAATCCACTGACACCCTGACCCAACATACCTAGACCCTGCATCTGTGCTCTAGCTTGAGCATTCTGGGCATCCCATCCCATACCAGCAGCAGTAGCTGGATTTGCAGTAGCACCAGAGCCTTGAGCTAGACGATTGAGGTAGTCCGTCATAAAGCCATAGTAACCACCTTGAGCAGTCTTTTGGAGGTTCTGTTGCTCATTGGTTGAGTACAGCATCCCTGAAGCAGCAGCAGAGCGTTTAGAAGCCTCTAGAGAGGGGTCTAGGACACCTGTCTTCCATTGGCTATACCCCGGCATTGCAGTAGGGTCTTGAGATGCTCCGGGCTGTAGAGCACCACTATACAACTGAGCAAACCTATCTCGGTAAGGAGAGAGGGGATCAGCAGCTTGTTGAACACCACCAGCACCGCTACTGGTTAATCCTTTGATGCCGCCAGCAATACTTACTACTGACGCAAGTGTAGATAGTCCACCATCAGGCATGATATATGTCCTTATAAAAGATTGAGTGGGTAGTCTTATACCCATGCTTGGAGCATTCTTTTCTCCAACCTGTTCTACCTACAGCTAGGATGCCTACACAACCTAGTCGTCTAGCAAGAGACTCGGCAGTAGCATCTACAGCAGAAATCCACTTCTCTACTTCTTTGCCTTGGATAACTGTGATACGAAGCAAGTCCTCTCCTTCAGAGTTCTTGATCAAATCATAAATAGCAAACCCCAAACCAAAGTCTACGAGGATAGAGTTCTCATCAACTAGGTTCTGTAAGATAGTAGCGGGAGAATAAATGTTGTTTGTATATGCACAAGCTTCTTTAATCCCTTCAACGTAAGGGACAAAGTTACTAGTAACAAATTTACCTTCTATACCTTCCACCACCAACTCCTTGTTCCTGATCCAGCTCTCCTATACGGAAATCAATCTCAGCACCATCTAACCGGAGGGGAACATTACTAGTACAAAGGAACTCCCAAGCTCTACGACGATCTGCACCACTTAGGTAAATCTGTGATCTGGAAGCATTGAGGTCAATAGACCTGTAGCTTGACCAAGTGTTGTAGTCATCACCCGTATGTCGTACTTGTAAAGTACCAGCTACCTTGTCCCCAATGATTTCAAGTCTACCATAGAACTTACGTTTAGTAGAGCCATTATCAACAACATCTGTCACTGTACGACAGTAGATAGATTGCCCATTATCTTGGTAAGTATTTACATCGAAGTAGTAGATGGTTGCAGTGTCATCATCCAAGACATAAGGAACACCTAATACTTCAGCATAGAAGGTAGGACGGAAGTAGGACTCTTGGTAAGTACCGGGATTAGTCTGATCACTAGACATCATGGAGTATTGTGTCCATTGATACCACATCTTCTCATTCAAGTCATAGACGAGAGTCTCATTGCTGTTATGCAGTGTGAGGATGTAGAGAGTGTGTCCACTGTACTTATAGCAGTAAGCAGACACCTTGCTCAAACCATCAGCTTCTAGATGCCTATCGATATTAGATGTAGAGACTCGAACAGGAGAAGTCCCATCCATGAGGTAAACACCTCTACCATAAGTCTTACTTGTACCTACCCATATAACAGTGTTGTCAGTAGCTACAACACTATCCCCACTAGCACACCCAATCTCATTGGTATAGGACTGAGCTAGAAGTAAGGGAGAGCCTGTAGGGTTAGCATTGTCATAGAAGAACTGAGTGCTAGTCTGTCCAAAGGCTACTAGGTAGTTCAAGTGTCTAGCAATCCCAACCAACTGATCGGAGGTCTGTTCAAAGGAGACATAGCTACCATCCCAAACAGGAGGATCACCCAAGTAGCTGTTATAGATTCTGTTGTCTGTAGATGTTCCTAGGAACATATAGTTGTCCAAGAACACTATCCCAGAGACATACGGACCACTAGGAAAAGAGTTAAGGTCAGCAGTCAATACACCATTAGAACCTAAGTCAGTAAAGGAACAGACATCACTATAAGCTCCGGGAGGATTAGGAGCAGTTGCAGCCTTACTGAGAGTAAGAGTAGTGAGTCCCGGTACAGAAGTGTCTATCTTGGTGATCTTGGTATCAGGGTTTATAAAGGTCCCAGAGATAACCATACCAACATAGATACTAGGAGATGTTCCACTGATAGTAGCTACTGTAGAACCATCAACCCCATCAACTGAGACACCAGTCACATCAGCAGGTTTAGTGATAGTGATTGTGGGAGCAGAGGTTAGTCCACTACCCGCATTAGTCACAGTAACGTCTGTGATGATCCCAGCACTACTAACAGTAGGAGTTGCAGTAGCACCACCACTAGAGAAGCTTAGGGTTATTCCTTCACTATACCCAGAACCACCACTAACAATAGTTACCCCAATGACTGAATCATTGGCAACTGTTCCAAAGACTCCAGCCTTACTCAAGGTGTACGCATTAGTCTTGTTGTGCAAGAACAGATATGAATCCAAGAAGGTCTTGGCAAAGTAACTCTGACTAGTAGAAACAGAAGTACTGCCTACAGTAGTTGTTGTGTAAGTAGAAGGAACAGTCTTGTAGAGAGTGTTATTAATAACAGAGTAAAGGTTGTCATCGAACTCAACTAGACCCTGACTAGGAGTAAAAGCAGGAGGAGTAATGGAAACAACCTGAGTTGCTTTAACCAAGCCTGCTCTCTTAACGAACTCTCTCTTCTGATCTCTAGTCTCAAACACACAGTTAACAGACCTAGAATCCTTGAGAAAGTTACCAGCCCGAGATTCAATGGGTTGGGTTAAAGGGATGCGCTCTGTGCTCATGCTTATCGTCCATAAGGATTAGTAGACGTAGAACGATAGTCTGGATTAAAGAATGTACTAGTAGCCTCAACGTCCCAGTCAGTGAGTTGTGTCTTGTACATCATTGCTCGTTGACTTATCTCTTGTCTATGGTTCATAGGAACACCGTACTCCAGAGCTAACTGGTCAGCTAGATTCCATACCAAGCAGTTCATCCATTCATTAGGGAAGTCAGGAACATCAGAAGCAGCATTGATGTCATTGAGAGGCATCTGAGCAACTAGGTGAAGCTCCATGTTGGTACTAGTATTCAAGTCTGGAGTCAGATAGACATACAAAATACCGTTGAGACTCTTGGGATCATAGAAGATGCTATTAGAGGTTCCTGTAGAGAACTTAGACCCCAAGACGTTGTATTCCTGCTTAGAGATAAGCATCAACGGAATGTCAATGTAAGGAGTAGTCTGTTTGTTCCTATAGAAGCCTTGGATGGCCTTTAGAGGCTTGTCAGTGATAGCAACAGTAGGTGCTAGGCTATCGTACATTAAATCGCTTGTAGAGCCTCCTAGCGTGTATGTAGTCTGGTTGGTAGTAAGGGGGATGATTAGCTCACTGTTCTTCCACAACTTCAGCCCATCAGTACTCATCTGCTTGATAAACAGATTGAGAGACATAGAGGCATTAGACACAGTATCAGCATCGGGAGTAGCTCCTATTTCAAGAACTCCCAACAACCTCAATGCTTTAGAGATAATCTGATCTCGTGTTACGGTGTAGGTACTGCTCATATTCAATGTCCTTTATTAACTATTGGGGTACAGAGTCACTAGCATACCCGGATAAGGTTGTCCTGCTATAGCACATCCAGACACAGCAAACTCTGAGATACAAGAGTTGCCTTCTAGGGTACAAGCTGGACGATTACCGTTATCTATATCTGCTCTAGCACAGTCTGCAACACCATAGTCTGCAATACCTTGGGTAGTGATTGGAGTACATACGAACTCAAAGACATCAGCTTGCTCTACTCTAGAGTAAGGGGGAGCCATCTTGTCAGCAACACCCCTAACGAAGTCTTGTGGTTGACGAGGTTCCCAGTCTCCCTCACATACCATCAATCCATCCCAACGTTGCCTTAGTTCATTAGCTTTGAATTGTCTTCCACATTCATCACAAATGACTAACCACTGTCCGGGATCATAACGAGGTTTGTAGCTCATGCTACTACCCCACAAACTCTACAACAGCAGTAACAGGAACAGCCTCACTAAAGGTAACAGAAGTAGAAGTAGTCTCTGTATAGCTAGAACCTAGAATCTGCCTAACACCATTGATGTAGACATCAAGAGTCTTAGCACCTACGGTATAGGTAAAGGGAACTGTGAAGACAGTTTGACCTGAAGTAGCAACCACAGTACCACGTTGGATACCCTGATACACATAGTTGTTTACATCGTTAAGCCAAGTGGCAACGATAGGGGTTGATCCGTCAATAAAGTAGGTGCTTGCCATAATGTTTTGTTCCTAGTAACAGATTCACTTATCAACCTTCGCTTCCAGCTTGTCCATGATCTTGTCCAGCTTGATGAAGATGATGTTGCTGACGTTGTTAAATTCTTCCTTCTTGATGTAGTCCCCGGCAATCAATACTTCCATGTGAGAAACCTTGTCTGCCAGATTGGTATCAGCGCGTTGCAGGTCTTTAACCGCATCCCATACGGACTTCAACACGAAGCCACCGAGTGCGCC